CTTATATTAAATAATATTTCTAATCCTTATATATCTTATATTTCATATGTATCGGTTGTTGACAAATATAACAATTACGCATATCATTTGAACATTTATAACAATAACAGTGACCACATGGAACCATTATCATATCTATAAGATTATCGAAACAAATTTTACAATCAAGACTTGTATATTTTGAATACTCTGATTTACATTTATCTATTTTATTCTCTAATCTATTAATTCTTTCTTTTTTAGTATCTATTTCACTATCAATTAATTTTTGATGATGACCTAAAAACTCAATTGATTTATTTAAAGTATCTATTTCTTCAATTTGTTTATCTCTCTTTTTTCTTAATGTTGATTGAACAATACCCATCAAGTATAAAAGTTATAATTATATAACTTTGATAATTAATTTTTTAAATATTGAATTATATACTCATTTACTTATACGCCATTTGTTCTCAATTGATCAGTAACCTTAATTGAATAAGGTCCTTTATTTACTGGGTGAGTATCACTATACCAGTATACACCAGACATGGCTTGGTAATTATTTCCGGATCTATTTGTTCCAGGATATTGCTCAGTTGCTCCTGGTGGTGGATTGGCACTTCTTAAGTTATTATTAATCATATTTGTAGCTGTTGGTATTATATGAATTGAGGCGTATTCTCCCATTGCTTGAGGACCTCCAAAAAGACCTCCATTTGGAACCGGGTGAGGTGCTCTAGTTTCAGGTGAATTCCACCTTTCAATTAATGGAACTTCTGAGTTTAAGTCAACTGGATAATTTTCATTAGCAACTTTTACAATATTTTCATTATTCTTAATATCATTATTTAAAGCAGCAATATTATTAGAAGCAACAACAACTCCATTATTCAATTGAACTTCGACACCATTATTTTGGTTATTATCAATATTTACCATATTGTTTGCCATATTTACCATATTATTTTCAACTCTATTTCCAATTTGATTATTGATATTATTTTGATTCATATATAATATTATATATATTTTTTTTCTAATATTTAAAATTAATATCTATACAATTATATAAAAAATGAACCTTAATGCCGATGATATAAGAAATGCCGAACCGGTCAATATTGACCCAAATGATTTACCATACTGATTTTATTATGGGAGAAGTTATTAAAATTAGAGACTCGATAAAAAAACACGAAAATAATGAAATTTTCACAAACCTAAATACATCTAAATTTCAAAAACATTTAGATGTTGAATTTAAAAAATTAAAAGAGGATTTTCCTATGATTTATGAAAAAACTTGTAATGGAACATTAGAAGTTGAAAGACTGCGTTTTATGCTTAAAATGCAGGGGGAAATTAGAAAAAGAAAAGTAACTTCTCACGAGGCTTCAGTTGTTGTTGGACAAGAATTAGTAGATAATATTGTAAAACCAAGTTTAGAAGAAAAGAATTAATATATTTTTTTTATTTGTATAATATATAAATGGTTAAAAAATTATCAATGAAAAAAAATAATGACAATAGAAATAATAATAATTCTTTAATAAAAAAAATAGAAAAATTTATTATAGAAGATATTTTAACAGTAGACCAAACAAATATTAGAGAATTAAAAAAACAAGCAAAAAAATTAATAGATCAATCAGATTATTTTAAATTAGGAGAAACTAATTTTTATAATTTATCTTTATCCAATTCCAAAAGTTTAAATTTATAGTATTATAGGTTTTTCAATACCTATTTATATAATATCTACTAATAAAATTACTTTTTTCATTTATTTCCTCCCCATATTTTTTACACCAATCTGTCGCTTTCTTAACTTGTTTTTCTACAATTTTATTTATTTCACTCAAATCTTTCTTCTTATTCAATAAATTGATTGTAAAATTTATTGTATTAATTTGTAATTTTGAATTTTCTATATTGAAATTTTTTATTTGTTTTATAAAATAGTTAGGGACTTTATCTTCGAAAACATCATTTATAAAAACTTCTTTATCTTCCCATAATTTCACAACTTCCAGTAATTTATTTAGGTATTCATAATCTATTCCCTTGAAACCTTTGGCAATAATATATTTCTCTGAATTTCCCGGTCTACTTGTATATGGTTTAAATATATTTAACTCATCATAAAAACACCCAATAAAATATAGTAATTTAATAGTCATAAATGTATATAAATCAAAAAATTTACATACTAAATTTCCACCTTTTTTCTGTAAAAAAAGTGAAGTTACAATTTCACAGAAAATTAATTTAAATGAACTCTGTTCCTGTTTGTTAAAATCAAATGAAAAATCAAATCCACCATCACTTGTTACTAAATCACAACTTCCTAAACCAACTTTATTCACGAAATCTGATATATTATCTGCGTTATAAAGAGAACCTGTTCCGTCAGAACCATATGTTAATTCTATATCCCGAAAATCATTTATACACATACTCTTATTCCAACCAGGAATATCATTACTATATGATTTTAAAGTAATTCCATGAAAGGAATAATATTTGAAACCTATTTTATGACTGATATTATATACTGCTTCAATAAATCCACCTGGTCCTTCTGCTAGATGCGCTGATTTAAAACTTTCATTTTGCCCATTAATTAAATTAAAATCATAAATCATTTCAATCATTTTAAAATATGATCTACTCAAAGGATTATAAAGGGCAATTGATTCTGTAATATTTTTCTTATTCGGAATGTGAATTAATTCATAATCATTGGCATATTTTTTAAATTTATCCCATTCTTTAGAATTAATGATTCTATTTTTATTATTTTGTAGATTTTTGTAATTTTCATTATTTAAAATCTTATAGTCATAATTTAAATCTCTAGAAACTTTTAAATTTATATATATTTTATCTTCTTCGTGAATTTCTAATTTTATAAATCTACTATTCATTTAAAAAACTTAATATTAAATATATCTATTATTTTAAATAATATTCTTTTTACTTATTTATCATATTAAGTGTTCCTGCGTCAGCACTTATTTTAATTACCTTAACATTCGGAGAAACTATAGGATTTCCACCTTTTTGTGGATTTGAATCAAGATTTAATTCATCTAATTTTATTTCTCCTAGATTTTCAACTTTCATATTATTTGGTTCAACAGTCTCTACTTTGGCAGGTTCCGAATTAAATTCAACTTGTTTCGGTTCCACTGTGACTGGTTCCATATCTACCTTTACTGGTTCCATATCTACCTTTACTGGTTCCATATCTACCTTTACTGGTTCCATATCTACCTTTACTGGTTCCATATCTACCTTTACTGGTTCCATATCTACCTTTACTGGTTCCATATCAGAAACACTAGGAGAAGAATTAATATTAATTTCTTCTAATGAATCTAATTGGATATCACCTAAATCTAAAGTGTTTTCAACTGTAGATGGTTCAACAACCGGGGAATCAACTTCAGTGTTTTCAACTGTAGATGGTTCAACAACCGGGGAATCAACTTCAGTGTTTTCAACTGTAGATGGTTCAACAACCGGGGAATCAACTTCAGTGTCAGCAGTTTCCGGAATACTATCAGTTTGGAAATTATCTAAATCTAATATTCTTCCTCCGAATTGTTTTGATACTTCCTCTTCTTCAACGTCTTCATCCAAAATTTTCAATCCAAAACCTTCTTCTTCAGTATCAAGAAGAGATTTGTTAGTTAAGAATTTTTCTACCATCATTTTAGATTCTTCATTACCGCCTTTCATTTCTTCAAATGCTTTTGTCTTAACAATTGTAAGAGACATATTCATAAAACTGAATACACTAGCTTCTTTACTTAAAGTATTTTCTTCACCTAATGTACCATTTGCCAAAAATTCATTATAATGTTTTTCGAATGGAACACTAGTCTCTAATTCTAAACCAAACTCAGGTAATATTTTTTCTAAGTAGTCTAAATTTACCAAATATTCCTGTTCCATATTATTAAATGTATTTACATATACACCAATTGCTTTACCCAAAGAATATTCGTCATTTGATAAAAGTTTGTCCCTATATTTCTTTTCAATTTTCCAAAGTAGTTTACCTTCATTAGTTTTTTGTTCAACAAAATCTTTCTTTTCTAACAGATTAAATATCTTTCTGCCATCAAAACAAGTTCCAATAAATTTACCACCAATTACCAAATTCTGTGATATATTAGTTAAGAAATTATATAATGTAGTTTTATTTTGGAAGAAATAGTGCATACAGAATTGACAACTTACAATATTAAATCCACCTTTAAACCTACCAATATTATCCTTTAATTTAGGACTTCTGAGTAAATATCTCATTTCAGCATCTAGTTGATTACCCATTAAAACATCTAAGTAGAATTTATTAAGTTTATCCAGACCACATGAACCATCTAAAATGTTTTTTCCAGCGTCACCCCAAATTAGGAATATATTCTTTACTAATTCTTTATCTTTATATCTTTCATTGTTCGTAGCCTGAATAATTCTCTTAAAACCACCATTCATATTATTATTTATGTTGTAGTTATTGTATTCAATTCCAACAACTGCATATAAATCAGTTCCTAACCATTTATGTAAATCTCCACATTCTCCTGAACCTAAATCTAATAAAGTTCCAGCAGGAATAGATACACTATTTATTAAATTCTTTTTCAATAAATTATGGAAACTCTTGTAAATATTCTTTTCATTTACGTCAGAAGAATAATATTCTCCTGGAACTTTATTTAAATTGTAACCTGTGCAGATATTTTCAGTACTAATAGGTTCATAAATTGAATTCCAAATATTTAAAGCTGTTTCTAAAGAATTCGGAACACTATTTTCTCTTCTTCTCATAGGAACCCATCTAAATCGTGGGTCTTTATTAATTTCTTGATTTGGATTGAAATCATAGTAAAATTCTACTATTGTTCCATCCTTAATAACATCTCCTACATTTCCATTTGGTTCATGACATACCAAACCTCCATTCTTTGTTACTTCCAAATAACATTCGAAAGTTCTAGGAACGAAATTAGTGGTAGGTTCAAATAAAATGGAGTGATATCCTTGGGCATACATAGGATTTTCATTTATTATCTTTGCTCTATTTACTAAATTATTCTTATTATCATAAGCTACTTTCAAATAAACCTTTCTGTATTTTTTCATATCTTCCATAAATACTTTCTCAACATATTCACCATTAACATCTTTGGCAAACTCAACTAAGAAATCAATACTATTTTCATCACTCATTTTCCATTTAAAAACACGCCCCCATCTACCTCCATATTTATTCCTTTTATTAGTTTCAGGTTCTTCACCAACAGTTAAATTAATAGGAGTGAAAATTAATCCATCTGTTTCATATTCGTAATCATCACTATTAATTCTATCTAAAATCTCACAAGCATGAGAGAATATTTTAGTGTCTTTCTTTTCCATGTCAATCTCCTTCATAATCTCTTCTTTATCACTGTCATCTTCTAAAGATTCACATGCAATTTTATATTTTTCAATTCTTTTTAGACCATTATCACTTGGTCCTTCCGTATCTCCAAACATAAATTCCTTTTTTCTGATTTCCATAGGACTTTCTCCAATAATTTCCATCATTTTTATCATGTCATCCAATACTTCTAAACGAGATTTTTCAATTCCCGATTCTTCGCTCTTTTGATTACCTTGTCTCATTAGAATTCTTTCCCTAAAATCTTCTCCGTCTAGGAAATATAAGTCAAAGACTAAATATAATTTCACATCATATCCACCCTTTAATTTGGTTAAGTATTCTCCATCTAAAAGTGAATTCTTACAGTTCTTAAGTTTCATACCTGTTTTTCTAGGTAATTCTTGTCTATTGATTAAATATACATCACCTTCATCATCAACATATAATAAGCATCTTTCACCATCTGCCTTTTCAGTTACACAATAATTTCTTCTAATATTAATATTATTTTGATAATCTGTATTCTCCAATCTAACAATATGTTTTGTTTCTAATGTTTTTGAAAAAGGAATAGAAGCTCTAAAATTGAATTGCCCAGTCAAAGATTTGTATTTACCTTTTAATTGACGAATTTGATATTCACTAATTAAATTGTCACTTTTTTGAACAACTTTAAGTAAGTTTTCTATTTCAATCATAAATTTTTTAGATGCTTCTTTCCTAGGACAATTACCTAAGAATATAATATTAATATTATATTCCAATTGATTTTCTAAAGTTCCAGATTCACTTAACTTTTTAAAAGTTACAGCTTTACTATATTTTTCATCTGACATTTCGATTTCTGCTTCATTATCTAAAGAATTCCACCATATAGAAAATGATCTTTTTTCATCTTTTGGTTTTTTAACGTATTTTTTCTTATTAAATTTAACTTCTTTTTTAAGGATTTTACCTCCCTTATTTATAAAATCTTCTTTATTAGAAGATTTTGAAATATTGAAATTAATTTGAAATGTATCTTCCTCATTTGTAAAACTATAAGTTTTAATATATTTAAAATATTTATCATTTTTAAATAATTCATTCAAAACTTTGGCTCCTCTAGTAGATTTCTTGGTAACTCTTTTTTCTTCTCTTATTTCTAATTCTAAGTTATAATTTGAGATATAAAATTTACCATCTCGACCTTTAAAAATATCGTTTATTTCTAAGTTGTCTTCCAAATCAACAATTTTATTATTATCACAATACTTAGTGATATTCTTATCACCATATATTTTAATTTCCAAATTACTTTCTCTCATTGTAATTCTTAAATATGAATTATTACCCTCTTCAGATTGTAATTTATAATTTCCGTTTTTAATCTTTTTTAATAAATCAGTAAACTGATTTTGATTTAATTTGGACTTCATTATTGAAGTCTCCATTATGATATTATCACTTCCTAATTTCTTCAATAGGAAAGAATTAATTCTATCATTTTCATTTTTGAATAGTTCCATTTTTATAATATATACTTATGAAAAAATTTAAATAAATTAAAAAATAATCTTCAATTTTTTTTATTTTACATACTCAATTTAATTTCATCATATAATTCTTCTTTCTTTTTATTCTTATTACCAACTTTGACTTCAATACCTAACTTTTCAGCAATTTCATGTAAATCGGATAGTTTATATTTCCATAATTTCTGTAGTCCAGTAGAATTAGATTTTTCAGGTTTTTCTTCTTCAACTTTAACTATTTCTTTTTTATGTTCCATATTGATTTCAAACTCTGGTTTAAGGATTTTGGAAATTTTTTCCATAATTTCCCAACTAAATTTATTTTTACCATCTACACCTAAAATAGGTTGATAATAATTATTCTTTCTAATCATAACAATAAATTCCTTTTCCTTATCAAAATCATTTGCTAAAGAATATAAATAACTTTCCGTATCAATAATAAGTAGACACAAATTATAATAATCAACAATATAAGTGTTTACTTGTGGTAGAAATACCTTGCTATTTAATAAATTTTCTTTAATAGCAGACTTCTTAAAACGTTTTGCTTTATAGTCGAATTTCTTATAATTATCATCTAAATTATAAACTAATTCATTTCTACATTCATCTATAATCTTTTCTTTGTGAATATCTCCCTTCAAAATAAATTCACCATCTACAATATTTAATATGGCATGATAGAAACTAAATTTTCCGGATGTACCATATATATAATAGTTTTTAGGTTTATCAAATAGTGAATTTAGAATAGGAGGTATATCCTTAATTTGCCCTTCTTTACATAAATAAATTTTTTTATCATCAAATTTAGGTTTTTCTTCTAAATTCTTGGCTTCAGTTTTTCCTTTACATAACGAATTGAATTCTTGTCTAAAATTACTATTCCTAAGAATATTAACAGATTTAAAATTATCAATACAGAAATCATCATTCATATTATCAATATTAATATCAATGATATTTCCACCCTTATCAAAAAATTTTTGAACAGAAGTTTTTAATTGTTGAGTATTGAGGTATTCCATTTTAATTTTTTTAATATAATAAATATTTAAGTCAAAAAAATATTAATCAATTTTATTAAGGTATTTCTATAATATTTTCAGCGTAGTATAATTCATTTTGGTCATTTTCATTTATTTTATCGTATTTAATACCTTTATTTACATTAATGATTGGTTCATTGTTAAAATTGTTAGTTTTCGATAAATAATTTTCTTGAACAAAATTATCTTTTATAATTTTTTTAATGTTTTCTCTTTTATTATTATCTAATTTCAATAAATTCTTATTTTCAATACAATATGTAACAAATTTATTAATTTCTTCTATTATTATATTTGATAGTTTATTCAAATTTATAAATACTCCATTACTATTCTTAGTAAATTTTATTTCGTATTTTTTAATAATTTTAAATATTTCTAAATGCTCTTCTTCTTTTAAAAGCTTAGTTTTATCAATAATAAATTTTTTTATTTTATCCATTTTTACATCTGTAATTTCTTTTTCTAAAGTATACATTTATTAATAAAAAATATTTAAAAAATTTATTTTAAACTTGAACATGAACATGAACATGAACATGAATAGAAAAAGGAAAACTAACAACGAAACTTTTAAAAAGGATATAAAAAAATTAAAATCAGAAATTTTTTTACCTAACATTTTAGAAATAAATAATCAACAACAAATTATAAAAAATAGAAATGAAATTACTAAACTTAAAAAAATTAATAAAGATTTAGAAGTTAATCAAAAAAAAATTAAGAAGATACAAGTTAAAAATACTGAATTAAAAGAGGAAGTTAAAAATCTAAATTCAAAAATTGATAGTTTTGAAATAGAGATTGAAAATTTAAAAGAATTATTAACTGGATTAAAAGTTGAAAATAAAAATACACCTGATTTAAGTTATATTAATTAAATAGGTCTAAATGATGATAAAGATTTCTCTCCTGCATTTGATAAATTTTGTGGATGGCTCATTGGTACTGGTAGTTTATTGATTGTATTTTTATATTCTAAATATTGGGATATTTCAACTATAATTCTATCCACTGAATAATCTATAACCTTTCTATCTAATTCTATAATCTGTTGTTTAATATTACAAGGATCATTTCTACCAAATTGAAGAAACATTGACCTCATAATTATCTGAAGTTGAAGTTCAGACTGTCTACCTATTCTATATCCTGTTTTTTGAACTATTTCATTTATAATAGCATTTTGTATCATATCAATATTTTTTTGAGAAAAAAAAGTCTTATTTAATACATTATCACTCTGAATACTTTTTAAAGAATTCTCAAATTGATATGGGTTTTTTTCATTTTCATATAACTGATAAGAAATACCCGGTTTATCATCAAAAATCACTCTTCCATTCATTTTATTATATGTAAATATATTTTTTTTTTAGATTTACCTAAATTTAAATTATTTGAGTATTTAAATTTTCAAAACTTTTTTCTTTATTTTCTATTTGAAAATACATTAATAATTGTAAATTAGTGTTTAGGATATTTCCATCGGAAGCAGAAATAGTATCCGTAATATCAATACTAAAACTTCCACTACTTTCACTAATTTTATTTGTAATGTAAAATATATTTACTACTTGATTTAAATCATCTAAATTACTTTTTTCAGTGAAATTTGTTTCATAAAATATTTTATGTCCTTGTTCTTTTTCAAGAAATTCTTTCAATATACTATGATCACTTGTAATATTATTAAAAATAACTCTATCTCCTTCTTGGTATTCTAATTGACTGAAGTATTCATCAGTTGTTATTTTCAAATATTTTTTGTCATCTACTGCTTTATATTCAACACTTTTGATTGTTAATTGTTCATTCCTAAATTTCAATTGATTACCTAAATTATCTCTTATTTTTATAGTTAATGAATTTAAACAATTCAGTGGTACCGGTTTAAATACTTTCTCTTCAACACTTATATTTTTTAATTCTACGAATTTCATCAATCCAGTATTACCCGAATATATACTAGAAAGAGGTATCATATTTGCGAAACTTCTATTCAATGTATCACTAGTTCCAAAATTTACATTACTAAATTCTTCAATTTCAACAGATAGATATTTTAAATCTAATAAACTGACATAATTTCCTTCACCTAAAAAAAATTTTCTATTTGGAATAACTAATTTATCTAAATATAAGGAATATACATTTTTTATAGTCATAGGTATTGATAAAGCAGTACTACCACTAAATTTTACTAATTCAGTTTTAGTTTTATACATATTTTCAGTGCTTCCTGATTCCTTTTCTAAAGTTAAAGTATTAATATTTTCTAAACTAGTGTCACTTGGATTAAACCTAACTTGAAAATCAAAAACACTTTTATAAGTATTTATCCATTCTCTATTTATAGTATCTATCAATATCTGAAATTTATTTATTTTGTAACGAATTATTTCTTCTCCATCAGACACTTCACTTTCTGAATCACTATATTTTGTAGAATATAAAAAATCTGAATTCATTTAATTTATTATATTATTTATATTTTAAATCTTTGAATTACTTATTTTTTTTTCCTCCTTTTTTCTTCTTAATTACTACTTTTGGCATTTCTTCGTCATTTTTCTCCTTTTCAGTAAGAAATTTCTTATATTCTTTTTCCAAGACTTTAAGTTCTTCTATCCATATTTCATATATTTCTTTCTTTTCCAGATTAGCATACATTTCTGTCTTCATATCATTATCTTTATTGAGTTCATCAATCCTTTCCTTAGTAAGGTTATAGATTGGCATTTTAATAAGATAATCATAAGATCCATCTATTTTGGGATATTCTCTTTCAACTAATTGTTCCAGAAGGTTCTGTTTAGTTCTATTACTAATAACTATATCACCAGCAATAAACTCCAGAATAAATCTAACTCGGGAATTTACGACTAATAACTCATTCTTAATATTTTGGAGTTGATAATCTTTTCTCTTTTGATAGAAAGAAATACGAACCAAGAAATAGTCTTCCATAATTTGATTTACATTATCGTATTTCTTCAAGAAACCATTGGCATCATACATAACCATATTAGTAGTACTAATCTTACCTGTTAGTTTAAAGACTTTTTCAAATGAGTTCTGTCCTTCATCGTTCTGTTCCTTATAATAAGTTAGATCATCTAAGTCCTCAGGGTGCATCGTAATTCGGAAACTAACTCTCGAATCCGTACACTGAGATGTATAATTCCTGATATATTCCTTCTTCTTACCCTTCTTTTCCTTGCCAGTATCAATAATAATTGTTTCTAGAAATTCCTTATATTTATCAGTCCAAACTCTTATTGGTAATTCAGTAATTTCAACTGTAGTATCGTTGACTACATTGAATTTACCTCGTGAAATATATCTCTTTTCGTCTAATTTTTCAATAGAACCGGTATATCCACGAAACCAAGGTCTCAGTTCGGGAAGTTTTTCTTTAAGTGGTTTTTCCTTCTTATAATTTTCAATCATTAATCGAATACTTCCAATAATTTCAATTGGATTAAAGGAAGGAATGAATGAACTCCAACCTGTTCCAATACCTTCGGACCCATTTACTAGGATCATAGGTATAATTGGAACATAGTATTCGGGTTCTACAATTAGACCATCATCATCATTATAACGGAGAACATCAAAATCTTCCTTTCTGTGTATATATGGAACAATTTCTGGAATACAGGTATGAATATACCTAGGTTGTGCTGAGTCACTACCACCAAGAATACGAGTTCCAAACTGCCCGATTGGTTCTAGAATGTTAATATTATTCGAACCAATAAAATCTTGTGCCATATTTACAATTGCACCCTGAAGAGATGATTCTCCGTGATGATATCCACCATGTTCTGATACATATCCAGCAAACTGCGCCACTCGAATTTCTTTTAAAAGTTTCTTCTTGAAAGCACAGAATAGAATTTTTCTCAACGAAGTCTTAAGACCATCTATTAAATTAGGTAATGACCTCTTATTATCTGAATTTGAGAAATGGATTAATTCCAAATTCACAAACTCTTCGTGTGATACATCACTTTTTGAATAATCCAGTACTTTATTTTTATCATGTTTTGATAACCATTCTTTCCTTTTGTCTGCCAATTTTTTATTAAATGCCAATTCTATTGCCGTATCACTCGTCTCTTCAATAAACTTGTAATTGACAATCTTCATTTCTTTGAAATATTCCTTGGCTTCC